CTATACCTTTAATGTTCAAGGATGGGCACAAATAACAGATGTATTACTTAATAATCTAAAGGATAGATTTAATGATATGAATTTAATTGGAATTCGTATTCTTTCACCAAGAGATGGAAACGTATTTATTCGTAGATACCACTTTACAGAAGATAAAGAATTTGATAGACTTGTAAAAAACTGGAAGAAAGACAAAGCATTTGCTATTAAAACTTCTGGGTATGATACATACTTTGGATTATCTTCAAATGCATTAGCAAATGATGATGAGTTTGAGGTGCAGGAAGATGCTACAAAAGCACAGATTAAACGTGCCTTTGTGAAGAGTCTTAAGAATAAGAAAATGAATAAAAAAGTTTTAAGTGAATTTGTTGAATTGGTTGCTTAATTATGGAAGAAGATCAAAATAGTATTGGTTATATGGATTTTTGTGATTTCATATATACCAAAAATAATGAACTTGATTCTGATTTTTGTGATCAAGTTATTGATAAGTATGAAGAAGATAATGACAAGTTTAAAAGTATAATCATAGAAAAGGTTCAAGATGATAATGGAATAAAAGGCAATAGGGTTTATCAACCATATGTTAGGGATTCAACTTCTTTGTATATAAGTGATAAGGATGAATGGGGTGAAGAAAATGAGGTTTTTAGAAAAAGTGTAGGTAAAAATCTTTATCTTTATAATAAGATGTTATCTGATACTGGTAAGGGTATTGGAATGACATCAATGGATACTTATTCGGATGTGGGATATGAAATTATTAAATATGAAAAGGGTGGATTTTATCAGTGGCATAATGATTATGATGTAAATTACTATCATGGTATTAATGCTTTATGTTTTATTTGGCATTTGAATACTCTTAAAAGTGGTTCTGGTGGAGAAATAGAATTTCTTGATAGTACTAAAATATCTTCTCAAAAAGGAAAATTGATTGTTTTTCCTGTACATTGGAATATATCTTCTCGACATAAAAAACTTTTATCAAGTAGAAGTAAGTATATCGTTATGTCATTTTTATATGCTAAACCACCACTACCACCCAATTTAGAAACTGGCACTTAGAGATAGAAAACACATAGATTCTGGAGTATAATATATTCAAATAAACAAACAACCCCATGGCTTTTGAATTAAAAATGACTGAGCAAGAAGCAGTTGATGGATTGAGAGAAACCTATGGAACTGAATTTACTACTGCTGATGTTAAGGCATTTTGTGCCATGAATGACATTGGTTATGCAACAGTTACTAAGAAAATACAGAAGTATAAAGTATCTAAAGGTAAGTGGAATCTTGAGATAACCACAGAAGCAGTTGAGAGT